AAGGAAGCTGTAGGTCACAAACTGCTGTAGGTCACAAACTGCTGATCACCGCCCGAAGTCGTAAACTCGAGCACCTGCGTGATCTGGGTAAAGGCGCTGATCTTTTTCACTGATCCAGTGCCGCCACCAGACGGATACAGGTTGGTATCAGTGGTGTTTACGCCTTCAAGCTCGAATGTGTCGGTCGTAGAGTTAGCGACACGAACCACGCGAGAGTTAAGACGCGACCAGCCAGACGTTACTTCGATCAAGTCGCCATCAGCCAGGCCGTGAGTAGTCGAAGTGGCTACAGCCGGATTGGCGTTAGTGATAGCGGTTACGGCAACAGCGGAGCCGTAGGTTGCAGCGATGGCGACTACTGCGCCGTTGGGCAATTGAACTGCCATGGGTATTACCTCCTCGGATTGAATTTCCGGGGAGGCGTGCGTTCTAGCGGGGCCGGATGGCGTGACTAGATGGCGTGCCCGGTGAAGCGATTTGCGTTTGGGTTAAGGGTTTTCTTGCTCTTTAAGCCAGCGCTCCCAAGCAGCCAGTGCGGCCTTTGCAGCGCGGATTAAGTTGCGGTGCAACTCTTTGGTAATTTCGTTCATGTGCGCTCTCAAACCGTGTCGGCGCGATATGCGCACGAAACCGGCAAAGTGGTATTTACGTCGCCCTCAAGTGGCGCGGCCGCACTCATTGGCGACCTGACATAAACGTCGAAGCCGCTATTGGTCAGCCGTAAGTTGTTTGGGAATAGCGTATCAAGCTCGTCCTCAATGCCGCTGGCCGCGCCTGTGCCTTTGCCAGACGGGCCGACAATGCTCACCTGCCATACGCCACGGTAAGCGCGGTGCTCGCCTTCAAGGGTTTCGCTGTCAGTGGTGGCGGGCAGCAGGAACGCTTGCAGGTACGTTTCGCCTGATGCTGGAGTGAATTTGACGCCTTGATATGCGATGCGCAGCGCCGGAGTGCGAGCAGCTGCCCAGGTAGCAAGGCGCGACTCGAACAGGGCGCGGATTCGTTTATTGGACATTAGCGAGGCAACTCCGAAACAGCCTGATTAACGATCATTTGCCACTCAGCAACCGAGATACGGACCATTCCGCTCGGCGCCTGTGTTGACCAGCCCTCGTACTCAAGCCGGTAACCGTAAGGCAGGTTGTTCACCGCCCATATCGTGTTGGCGTCCGTGGTGTAGGTCTCGATCACGGCCGCCGCCTTGCCAATCGTGTTATTGCCCTGCGGATCGATATCGGGAAGCGTGCCGGTTGGCCTGGTGCCGATCCCGACCTGCCAGTTGCCGCGAAACCGCCCACCGACATAACCCTTGCCCGAGGTAAGGTCCATGCTGTCGTTGACCTTAATCCCCTTCTTCAGCCTGCCGCTTTTGGTCAGGTTGAGCGGGTCTTGGCGCAGCGCATCGTTGTAGCGGAACACCTCAAGGTTGTACTCAGTGGCGGTTTTGTTGGCTGCCCACAGCTCAGGATTGCCGACTGGCGACCGTTTGATTACTGCTGATATAACCCCGAGCGATGACTTACGCACGACCAGTTCAGCGTTTCCCTTGGCCTTTTCCACCCAAGCGGACAGGTCGAGGGTTAGGCTCATCTGCGTACTGAAGCCTTGTAAACGATTGGAGTGCCGGCCGGATTAACCGGAGTGCAGCCGATGAAGGTCCATGTCTCGCCGTCGAAAGTTGCCTTGTCGCCGGGCACAGGCATCCACGCCAAATCCTTGGCCGCAATGATCAGGGCGCGAATATTGGTTTCAATCAGCGTGCCGTTGTCGAACTTGATATCGAACGCTTGAACGGTGCCACCGCTCGCCGGAAGCACGACCACTGTTGCGTCTTCCGACTCGGTTGTTTCGCCTACACCGCCGGTTCCGGGGTCGTATTCGCCGTCGACATTGCGCGAGAACGGCACAATGCGGCCGTACTTGGCAATAAGCCGCAGCGCCGTTGCCTGCATGCGCACATAAACATCAGCCATCAGCCGCGACTCAACTTGATCTGACTGCTCGACTCAATCAAGCCGACAAACTGCGCGCTCGATTGCTTGCGTGCTGTTGGCTTGAGGGTCTTCGATGATGCGGCGGCATACTGTGTGTCGATCGCGCCCTCTACCCGCTCCTTGGTTACTGCGCCAGTGCGCTGCTCAGGCGGGTCCAGATCATCGGCGTGTATCTCTGCCGCCAAAGCCATCTGGCCTTGCTTAACCTGCGCCGGGATAACATCTGAGGCGATGGTGAAGCCGTTGCGGCAAACACCATAGCGCGGCCATGCACCGGTTTGATCTGGGCTGACTGCGTGCCCCTTCCATGGCATCGAGGTCATTTCGAGGTAGCCTCGGCGCAGCAGTGACTCTTGCGCCGTTTCGTCTGCCGGAATGGTCAGGCCGTAGTTGGCGGCGTAGGTCACCAGTTCAGCAGCCGTCGAGAATGAGTCGGCGCCGGGAACGATTAAGCCGTCTTCGATTACCAGCGCCATTGATTACGCCTCTTTCCAGCCAAGCCGCTTGTGATCAGCCAGGCAGGCTGGGTGCACTTCGAGTTCTTCGCCGTCTTTCTTCACCGTGATCAGGTGCGAGTTGTCGACTTCATCGTCGCCCGCGCCATCAGCGTTATCAGCGGCATCGATTTCGGCCTGAGCCTTTTCAATAAGCGCAGCTCGCTCATCGTCAGACAGCAGTGCAAATTCATCGGCATTAACGCCGCTCAGCTCAACAGCTTTTGCAAGCAATGCCCGCTTGGCTTTTTGCGCCTTGGTAAGTCCAGCCATTTTTCAATCTCCAGAAACAACGCAGGGGCCGAAGCCCCTGGTTGTCGTTGTGAGTGGATTAACCCATAACCAGCGCTACATGCTCGCCCTGCACGACTTTGAAGCCGTAGGCAAGGTGAAGCTCCCAAGTGGTCTGGCCGTACTGCTCAATTTGCAGCAGCAGATAGGTCATGCCCATTTGGTCGCTAATCATCGTTTGCTGGATGGTTGCGTTCGACGGGAAGATCGGCGGACGCATGATGCCGACAACAGCCGAACGCTCGAATGCGAGGTTGGGCGCGTAGCTGTTGCCAACAGTCATGGCATTTGCGGTAGCAATTTCCACCTTGGCGCCCGGGCGACCGAGAGTGATGGTGCCAGGAGCGGCAATACCGGTATTGACCACGTACTTGTTCGCAGCATCAGCGGCGAAAGTAACTACGTCGCCAGACAGGACGGTGCCCGTACCAGTAACCAGCGCCACATCACGCACGCCAGCAGCAGTTGCGCCAGAGGTCACATAGCTTGCGCCTGTGCCCTTGGTATGAGTGGTGATGCCTGCCGACTCGCGGATCTGGAAACCGAACTGGCGAAGCAGGTCACCGCTACGACGCTCAGCGTCAGAGCCAGCTTGATAAGCCTGCTGGATAATGCCCAGCTTGCGAGCCGCAACGCCCGCGCTTGAATCGATGCACAGCTGCAGGTCGGCCATTGGTGCGCCGTTATCGAACAGCACCTTACGCACGTCAGCAATGACGTTGATGTCAGTTGCGAACGGGTTAGTGCCAGCAGTACCAACAGCGCGCGATGCGCCCTGCTTGATAGCGGTACAGGCAGCCACTTCAGCCAAGTTGCGCAGCGAACGCATGCCTTGAGCAACCAATTGACGCACCCACTCTTGATCATTGCCGCCATTTTGCAGGCTGCGGATCTGCTCGCCGGTCATAAACCAGCTAACTTTCTTGGATGCAGTGATCGCAACGTCAACAGCCGAAGCGGTGGCGTCATCACCTTGCGGCGCGGTGGCTGCCGGGGTGAAGTCGGTCGGAGTGCGAACCGGGGCAACGGGAACCTTGACGGTATCGCCTACGGCAACGCCTTTGTCGTCAAAGTTCGCGTTGATGGCGCTTACAACGCCAAAGGGTTCGTTGGAAACTTCCTGCGCGGCGCTGTACAGCACTGGTTGCAGGCTAGTGAAGATGTTAGCCATCTGGGTATTCCTCTCTCAGAAACGAAAAACCCGCCAGATGGCGGGCCGTGGATGCGGTGTATTGTGTTAGCCGGTGACCGTCACGCCGGAGGCCATCAGTGCCGCGCGCTCTTTGGGCGACTTGGCATCGAAGGCTGCTTGAGTGATGGTCTTCTCACCGCTCGCCCCACCATGGCCCGCGCCGCTACCGTTGCCGGTCGCAGGGAACCAATGAGGACGAGCATCTTTCATGTCCGCAAACCACTCCTTGAGCGTTAGCGGCTTGCCGTCTTTACCGTACTTACCCTCACGGGCAACCGGATTGCCATCATCGTCAAGCTCGAAGTCGCGCGCCGCGGCGAGCATCGCGTCTTCCATTGCGTACTTGTGCACACCAGCCGCCGATGCGGCACCAATCACTTCGCCGCTCAGAACCTTTGAGGCGAACTTTTCAGTGCGACTTGTAGCGCTGGCTGCCTGTTCGCGCGCTGCATTAAGGTCTTTCTCGAAGCCGGTCTTCATGCGCTCAACGCGCTTAGTAAGAACGGTGTCGATATCACCCTTCGCGATCAGTTGGGCCTCCTCGTCGTCCGCGAACTTCGAGAGAATCCCACGTACAGCTTCAGGGTCGATGCCGTCGAAGGTCTTGAGCTTGTCGCTGGTCTCTTTGAACTTGCCGAGCAATTCGGTATTTTTGGCTTTAAGGCCAGTTACCGCCGTGCTGACTTGCGCATCGATCAGCGCCTGAATCTCTGGAGTGATTTCTGGCCCTTGGCCTCCACTCTCTCCGCCTTCACCTGCCTCTTCCTGAAAATAAAACTGCTTGAGCTTGAACATGTTTATCCCCTTGGGATGGTTAACGGCCTGGCCGCATATGAAAAAGCCCCGGCATAACCGAGGCTGTGAAAGTGTTACGAGGCTCTATTCCAGCTCAACTGCCACTTCGGCAGAGGCCAGGGAAAAACCTAAAAGCGCCAAATCACCGCGAGCGGTTATCGCTTTAATCTCATCCCTTACCGCAAAGATTTTCTTCTGATCATCTTCTGGAAGGTCGCAGATGTACCCCTTGAGCACTAGAAGCCTGGCGTTTGATTCGCTCATGCATCACCTGAATTGCGCGCATTAAAAAACCCGCGCTCGGCGGGTCTCTTGTTGAGTCGGTCATATGGGATTCGAACCCATGGCGGTTTTGGTATCGGCCTTGCAGCGGCCACCTATTCCGTCTATCTGCGTCAGCCTTAAACCTCTCGGCCACTGACCTGTAAACTTTTGATTTACTACTTAACGGCCTCAGGCGGCGGATTCCCTGCCGTCATAAAGTGAATGCGGTCATGCTTCCAGCAGTCGGCGCAAACATCCTTGATGATCGATGTGCCTCGCTGCCGCTTCCCATCCTTAATGATCACGCCAGCCGTAATGGACAGCACGCCGCGTCCGCCGCAGAAAGGGCAAAACAACATCCCGTCAGGCTTCGGCATGGCCTTAATCTTGGCCCGCACGCGCTGCTTATAGGTCGGCGCCTTGTACGGGACTAGAGTTAAGTGGGGCTTGTCGGTCATTGCGCAACTCAATCAGCTTGAACGCTCAAGATACCCCTACAACCCTGCCTTATCAAAGGCTGCAGCATCTTTGTCGCGCAGCTCGTCGATTGAAAGATACCGGCCTTTGTCGTTGTAGAACTTGTCGGGGCTTAAGCCGCCCTGGCGCAGCAGTCTGCCGCGAGTTGGGCCTAACACCTGATCCTGCCTCGCCGCTGATTGCTTGCTCAGCCACTCGCCGTAGCTCATATCTGCCGGCACCTGTCCGTCCATGCTTGCCCTTGTCCCTGCATCCAGATCATCAGCGTCGATGCCAAGCTCGCGCCACGATTTAACTATTGGTGTCGATGTGGATCGGCAGTTTGGGTGCAATCGACCAGGGCCAGCCAGCCATGGTATCGAGTGGCCGACCGGCTTGTGAGTATCAACCGTATAGACTTTGTTATCGCGAGGGATGCACCACTGCTTCGTTGTTTTCCCATCGAGCGTGCTCAGCCATGCGACCCTTGGTACTAGATCAGCATTCGCCTGATAGAAGGAGTCGCGCGCAATGTTTGCGGCATGGCTAATTGCGGATCGAACCACTGTCGCTACATCGTTGCGACTGCGATTAATCAGTCCGTCAGCGTATCCGTTCGACTTCTTGCCCATGATGCGCTGGACGATCTGAGCCGTTGTCTGGCCCTCGATCATCCCGACTCGAATGGCGTCACGGATCAGTACCGCGCGGCCTTCCTCAACGCCAGTCAGCCACTCCTTGAGCAATCGCCCTTGGAATGGCCGCGACATTGCAATCGAGCGAACCTGCGGCAGCGTGACAGCCACCAGCGGCACGCGTGATAGAACTGGTGCCGGTACGGTCGCATTGAACAGCTTGAGCTGGTATCCAGCCTCATACTCAACCAGATCGCTTAGATCAGTGGTTAGGGTTTCCGCTATCGACTCATAAACCTGCTTGTTAAGCTCCCGCACCGACTTGAGCACGGTAAGCATGTACTGGTTCGTGTAGCGGTCAGGCTCCATCTCTTCGATGGCGGCGTAAAGCTGCGCTGCGAGGTCTTTATCAGCCCGGTTGAGCAGTTTTATGATCTTGAGGACTTCGGCGTTGCTCAGGTGCTGCAGATCAATCTGGTGATCAATCGTTGCGGACTGTAGCTGTTCGTTAACCGTGGGCATTAGAGCGCGCCCAGCGCCGGACCTTGCGAATCAATACGGTCCTTCTCGTTCTCCCAGCTCAATTCGTCAGCCAGCACCCCACGGCGCTTGATCTCGCTGAACAGTGACTCATCGCTCAGCTTGCCCGCGGCATTCATATTGAGCAGGAACGGCAGTGTGGTTTGCTGGTCGTAGTCGACTTCAAAGTTGCCTTCTACTTTCACTGAGCCGCCGCTTTCCAGCTTCAAGTACTCAGCGAAGTACTGGAACACCTGATCAATGCAGTCTTCAAGCTGGCCAGCCATGGTTTCTAGCGGGCTCATTTCCTGAGCTGACTCTTCCTCGGCCTGAGTGGCGGTCTTGGTTGCCTGCTTCTCTTTGTAGAGAAGCTTGGCACCGGCAATGCGCATGTCGTCAACGAGGTCTTGCAGAGATACGCGGCCGGCGTCGATGGCTTTACCGGTGTGCTCGACCCACTTCATGTCGCCGCCTACCGGCAGTTTTGTCGCGGCGCTGGTCCCAACTTTCAGCTCCCACTCATCGTCGTCGATGCCGCTGACCATAAGCATCGGCACCCGGGCAACGTGCAGGATGTTGTCCTGATCGCTCTGGGACTGCCAGTGCTTGATGTTCAGGTGTCCCAGTTCGAGCAAAGGCGGCGTTGCCGTCATGAAGCCGGTGCGCTTGGTGTAGTAGGTGGCCAGCGGGATGTGTTTCAGGCTTGTGGTGCCTTCTTCATGCACCGCCCATACAACCTTCTTGTCCGTGCTTTCAGTCTTGCGGTAGGTCGTCCACTTGCCAACCTCAAGCACGCGAATCTGATCAATGCTCTTGAGGGCAAACTCGTTATCAGGATCTTGCTCTTCCACCGACTCCATGTAGCGGAACTGGCTAAGCATCTGCTCACCGTTCTGGCTATCGGATTTCCAGCCGAGAACCTGCCCTGGGCGAATGATCACGGCATAAGGCCGGGCACCTAATGCAATCTCGTCAGCGCGGGTTTTGACGTCTTTGGTCTTCGGGTAGTCGACGAACACATGGCAAAGGCCTTTATCCAGGCCTGTGCGAAACAGCTCTTGAGCCCACACCTGCAGGTTATTGCCTTGCCGGTCGATGTTCTCGGAGAAGGTAGCAATCTCTTTCGGGACGTCATCACCCAGAGTAATCGGCTCGGCAAACACCCGGCCGGTCATGTTGCTGATCGTCTCGCTGTAAGCCGGCAGGAGCGTGGAAAGGCTCAAGCGGGCTTCGTATGCGTCCTGTTCTTCCTTTGGCCACTTCGGCAGGAAGTTAGTCGAGGCTGCGCGCATCGCTTTCGTACCGCCCATGAGCGCGTCAACGATTGCCCAGTCCTCGCGCATTGCCGATACGGCTGCTGATACTGTGCTGGGGTCGTTTGCCATGCTTTTTACATCCTGAGTGGTGTGCTGGAGGCGGTGCGTTTACGTCTGCCTTTGGCTACTGCGAAGTATCTGAAAGCATCTGATCCGTGAGACGCCCAGTCATGCAGCGGCTTATCTTTCCAGCAGCCGCGCTTGTCGTCCCACTCTTTCCGGTAATTCTCGAGACAAGCTATGCCCTCTTCGCATTTCTCATCATCAAATGCGCATCGGGATAGCAGTTCGCGAACGTGCTCAATTCCTTCATCAACACCAAGCTTTGGCACTACCTGAAACTTGATGCTGTATTTGCTCCCGTCGATCTCATAGCCTTCTTTGGCTATCTCGCGCCGGGTCTTGCCGTCGCTTCCGAATTCACGGTTATCTATGTCATGCGGCCCCCAGTGCTCGCCGTAGGTATACCCACGGTCTTTAAGCACCTTCATGTAATGCCGCAGACCTTCGCCGCTGTTCTCGTAGTAGTCGATGACGTGGAATTCTTCGCCAATCTCGCGAACAAACCAGATCGCCGTGGAGTCGCCAACACCGATATCCCAGAAGGTGTGCACCGGCTGATGGCTGTTATCTGGCAGCTTGCCGATTCGATTCTTGGCGTAAAGCGCTGCAAATTGCTTGGCGTAGTAAGCGCCTTCGATTGACTGCTGGAAGGCCTCAGACGGTAGCGAGGGATATTCCCGCTTCATATCGTCGCCGAGCGTTCTTTCCTTGGCTGCGTACCACGTCATTTGCTGCTGCGTAAGCTTGACGCCGTGTCTTGCGGTTAGCTCTGCGAAGTAATCCCTCAGCCGTTGCGGGATAGATCCGGCAGCCTCAAGGGCATACTCGGCATTCTTCCACCAGGCGAAGAAAAAGAATTTCCAGTCCAGCAACCCCAGTGGTGAGCCAGATGCCTGTTGCTTCTCGGCCTCTTGCGAGTAGTCGAAGAAGTAGCCAGCCCTGCCCTCTGCCGTAGACTCAATCGTCACAAAGCAGTCAGTGGCTACAGCCTCAAATGCACCGGTAACAATCTCGCGGGCCTTGTGCGGGAACTTGGCGCAGATCTTCCCGAACTCCGACACATGCAGGTAGCGAAGCGTGCCGCCCCGGAATGATGTGCTGACGTAAACCGAGCCGCCCTTGCTGAATACCAGCTCACCAGCAGCGTCATTGCGCGCGGGGTTGGCTGCTCGTATCTCGGCGGGCAAGTTGTCGTAGGCGTATTTGACCTTTTCCCTGAATAGCCGCTTGGCATCATTCAGGGTGTGGGCAATCAATGCGCACTTGGCTGACTCAAATAGGGCCGCGTCGAGCTGGATAATGCAGCACTCAGTCGTAAAGCCTAACTGCCGGGCTTTCAGGATGATGTTTCGAGTGTGCATCCCTTCAAAGTATTCAATCTGCTCTGCTGTCATCCGGAAGCGGACTTTCTTGCCCTGCTTGTCGGTGATGAAGTACAGATTGTTCAGGCGCCATTGCTTATCCCGAAGCAGCTTCATGTGCTCGGGCTTCATTTAGGCTTCCTTCGATAATTCGTCCATCAGCTTGGAGAGTTCATCCGAATCTCCTGGTGCGTCTTTGTCATCAAGGCTGAATGCCTGGCGCTCAAGTATTTGCAGGTTCTTCATGGCAGATGACAACTGGAACAAGGTCTTGGCATTACTGGGCAAGCTCACCGCTGCCATCATGCTTCCGCGCCGAATGCC